GCTAGTGTAGTAGTTACAGATGAGTGGCTGACTTCATCATTAACAGACTTAGGTATCCCTGAAACAGTATCAAGCGACCCTGATTTCTTAGTAGGTCTAAAGAAAGCTACTACTACTTATTATAGTACTGGCTCTATTCAACAAGCAATGGAAGATGGTTTTACTAAGTACATAGACGAAGGCGGTAGTTTTGGAGACTTAGAACTTAATCTTAACGAAGGCTTTACTTTTGATTTTGACTTCCCTGTTGACTTTGATGTCGCTTGGCTAGAAGACACTATTAGAAATGTAGGAAGTTTCATTGATGACCAGAAGGATAATGTTGCTGATGCTATAGAACCTATTGTTGATGGAGCAGATGCTGTTATTGATAAAGTTGGAGACACAGTTGTAGACCCTGCTTTGGAAGTAGTAAAAGACACTGGTTCAATGATAGAAGACGTGGTAACAGACACTGGTTCTGCTATAGATGATGCTCTTATTGAACCTGTTAAAGAAGTAGTAGAAGATACTGGTTCAATGATAGAGGACGTGGTGAGAGACGCAGGTTCTGCTATAGATGACGCTGTTATCGAGCCTGTTAAAGAGTTTGTCGAAGACATAGACGTACCTAGTGTAGACGTACCTAGTGTAGACTTACCTAGTATAGACGTACCTAGTATAGACTTACCTAGTTTTGACTTAGACTTTGGCATGAATCAAGGTACTAGAACTACGAGCGCCCTCTTTGGTCGTGAGCTGTTTAAGTTTAAAGATAGAGACTTTAGCTTAGTAGAGCTTCTTACTCAGGATATGCCTAAAGAAAAACCCGAAGAAGAATTATATGATTTTGATGACGACCCCTTTGCAAGCACTTTTGATAGGAATGTATAATGACATATTTAGAAGCAATTAATAAAGTACTTCGTAGGTTGCGAGAGGATGAAGTAGCGTCTCCCAACACCAGCTCGTACTCTAAACTGATAGGTGAGTTTGTAAACGATGCTAAACGATTAGTAGAGGACACTTGGAACTGGTCAGACCTGCGTAAAGAAACAACTATACCCACTGTAGTAGGCCAACGTGCTTACACTTTAGTTGGCAGTTCTCAAATGTTCACAACTTTAGAAGTAACTAACAACACTGAAAAGTGTTTTGTAAACATGGGTACTCAACGTGAGTTACAGGAAGACAAGTTTATAAACCCTGCTGCTCAAAGTGTTCCAGATAATTATGTCTTTACTGGTTATAATGAAAGTGCAGGGGGCATGAATTTCCAAGTGTATCCTATCCCTGACAAAGTATACGACCTTACCTTTTTAACTGTTGACAGAAGTGATGACTTTACTACAGGTTCGGAAGTAATTGAAATTCCTTTTTTACCTGTTGTTCAGTTTGCTCACGCCATGGCTGCTGAAGAACGTGGGGAGACTGGCGGAACTTCAAGTGCAGTCTTGTACAGCATGGCTAAGTCTACTATGTCTGATGCTATTGCTATGGATGCAGGACGTTTCCCTACGGAGACAGTGTGGTATAGTATATGAGCCAACAATTACGTAATTTAACAGTAGCGGCTCCTGCCTTCTTTGGTATTAATACCGAGGAGTCTCCCGTAGGGATGTCCCCTAACTTTGCTTCCATTGCTGATAATTCTGTAATTGACAACCGTGGGCGCGTTGGCGCTCGTGAAGGTTTTCAACCTGTTTCTACCAACGGTGCGGCAGTGCTAGGGAGTAGTCGCGGCCTTGAAGGTGTTTTTGAGTTTACTAAGTTTGATGGTGGTGTTGTAGTCTTCTCAACAGGTAATAATAAAATATTTACAGGAACGACTACACTAGCTGCTTGTACTCTTCCCAACGGTTATAACATAACAGCAAACAACTGGAAGATAACGTCCTTTAACAACGACGTGTACTTCTTTCAAGCAGGACACGCACCTCTCAGGTCAGTAGCAGGAAGTTCTACTCTTGTTGCAATCGCCGACGCACCTGCGGGTAATGAAGTCTTGGCAGCCTTTGGCCGTCTTTGGGTGGCTGATGTGGCAGGAGACAAACACACTGTTTCAGTCTCTAGTCTATTAAACGGTACCCAATGGTCAGGAGGTAGTAGCTTTACTATAAACATTACTCAGTTCTGGCCTCAAGGCTATGACGAGATTGTTGCTTTAACAGAACATAACGGCCTGTTTATCATCTTTGGAAGACACTCCATGTTGATTTACGAGGGCGCGCAAGGTACTGCGGGTTCATCTTCTACAGGCGGCCCTGCTTCAGCAGACTCTGCTATATTCCTAAAGGACACCATAGAGGGCGTAGGATGCATTGAGAGAGACTCTGTACAGGCTACTGGTAGTGACATACTGTTCCTATCTAATCGCGGCCTAATGAGCTTAGGAAGGCTTATACAGGAGAAGTCGTTACCTCTGCGTGATGTGAGTAAGAATGTACGTAGTGATTTGTTAGAGCTGGTTGGTTTTGAAAGCGCTCCTATTAAAAGTATTTACAGCCCTGATAATGCTTTTTATCTTTTGACGCTTCCTTCTAGTAATACTGTTTACTGTTTCGACGTTAGAACGCCTTTAGAAGACGGGTCATTTAGAGCTACTACTTGGTCAGGCATTATACCTTTGGCTTTTTCGGACATAGCAAATGATGGGTTTTTCATGGGTATGTCTACAGGTCTTGTTAAGTACGGAGGTTTTCTTGACGGTACAGCTACTTACGCTATGAGTTACTTTAGTCAACCTTTAGACTTTGGCGATACTTCTATTGTTAAGTTTTTAAAGAAGTTTAACTTAACAATTATTGGAGGAGCCGCAACTACTGCTGTTCTTAACTGGGGTTATGACTACACTCAAAACTTTTCCAAACAGTCTTTTGGTTTTCTCGCGGGAAACATAGCACAATTCAACGTAGCAGAGTTTAACACAACAGCAGAGTACTCTGGTGGTAAAACTGTAAACACTCCCAAGGTAAACACAACAGGCTCAGGTAACGTAGTAACTATCGGTGTTACCTCCACAATAAATAACAGTGCTTTCTCAATACAAAAGATTGACATACTAGCTAAAACAGGACGACTACTATAATGAGCGACTATTCTCCAGATACTGATTTTGCAGCAAAGGATTCACTCCCTTCGGGTAACGCTGCTAAGATTATTAAAGGCTCTGAGTTTTCAGCAGAGTTTAATAACATTGCAACCATGAGTCAAACAAAAGCTGACGAGGCTTCCCCTACGTTTACAGGTACGGTTACTTTGCCGACAGTCGTCGCAGGAACTACAACGGTTACACAGTTAGACTTAATTGATAACAAAAAGATTCGGATAGGAACAGGCCAAGATTTAAAACTTTATCACAATGGTTCTAATAGCTATATTGAGGAAGCCGGTACAGGAAACTTACGTGTTCTCTCTAGTGTTTTTGTAGTTAAAAACCCTGCTGACAGCGAGACAATGATAAAGGCTACGGAAAATGACGCTGTAGAGCTTTACTTCGATAACGGTAAGAAAGTAGAGACTCTTACTAACGGTGCTAAAGTTACTGGTCAGTTTGTTGCATCTTCTAAAATAGGTGTTGGTATTGATTCTCCTGCTAAACCTTTACACGTTTTCAGTGCGGCAACGGACGTTGTTGGTAGGTTTGAATCAGGAGATGTAGGCGCAGGCGTAGAGTTTATTGACGCTACAACTACAGCTCAACTGAAAGTAGATGCAGGCACTTTAACAATTAACACAGACACTGCCGGTGCTGCTGCTGATTCAAACATAAGTCTTCGAGTTGACGCTACTGAAAAGTTTAACATCAGTGAAGTGCTTACTGTTAATAAGCAAAACATGCGCAACAACGACAATGTTAAACAGTCGTTTGGTTCTGGTGTTGACATGGAAATATCACACGTATCAAGTAATAACGTGAATACCTTCCAATCCAAAAACAACCGAACTATGGCTTTTAATGCTAACTCTTTATTAATAGGGAACCAAGACATTGACGAAGCTTATGCTGCGTTTACCAATGGTGGTTCAGTTGATTTATACTTTAACAATGGTAAGAAATTTGAGACAACAAACACAGGTGTTGAAGTTACAGGAGATGTCGATACAGACACTTTAGGAGTTACAGGTTTAGCTACTCTAGGCTCTTCCACAGTTACTGGTGTTTCTACTACAGACACACTAGTTGTAGATAAAGATGCTAATGGCGTAGCTGTTGAGTTTAAAAAAGATGGTACTGTATGTGGTGCTATAAGAGTTAGTCAATCGAGTGGGCCACAGGACATAACAATAGGTAACGGAGACGTATCTTTAAGATACTTCAACGGTTCAGGTGTAGTCGCCATTGCTCCTTATAAAATGAGTGATAACAGTGAAAATAATGGTAATGTTGATTTAGGCCGCTCTAATGCACAGTGGGATGACATCTTCTCAGTAAACGCTGTTACTACTTCTTCTGACCGCAATGTGAAACAAAGCATTGAGGAACTAACTGAAGCAGAAACTCGTGTATCTCAGGCTTGTAAAGGCTTGGTACGGAAGTTCAAGTGGAACTCAGCAGTAGAGAAGAAAGGCAGTGAAGCTCGGTATCACTTTGGTGTTATCGCTCAGGACGTACAGGCAGCCTTTACAGCCGAAGGTCTTGACGCAGGCGACTACGGTTTGTTTGTTAGCAATACTTGGGAAGATGAAAGTGGTGTAGAACAAACAAGACTTGGTGTACGTTACACTGAGTTACTAGCATTTATTATTGGAGGGTTGTAATATGTCTGTTTTAGGTGGTTTACTTGGAGGTGGTGCAGCTTACTATGCGGGTAAGGAAGGCATTGAGGACGCAGTTGAAGCAGGCGAGCTAGGATTAGCAACTGGCAGAGAGATAGGCACCGAAGCCGCAGGAATGGCTGAGTTTAGACCCTACACTGTCACTAGCGGATTAGCTACAGGAACAACTACTGCTGATGGGGGCTTAAACCTCAACCTATCCGATGAGGAACTAGCACGTCAGCAGCAGTACTTAGGTCAAGCACAGGACATGTTTGGTGGTCTTAGTAATGACGTAGCTGCTGGCTCACAGGCTATCTATGAACAGATGAGAGCCGCACAGCGACCTGAAGAAGAACGTCAGCGCATGGCAATGCAACAGGGTTTGTTCTCTAGTGGTCGTGGTGGTGTACAACAAGGTATGTTTGGTGGTGGTAACGTTGAGACATTTGGCTTTGAAAAAGCACGTCAAGAAGCTATGCTTAATTCTCAGTTAGCGGCACGAGGTCAGTTTGGGCAAGAACAAGCTCAAATGTTACAAAGAGCGCAGGGCTTACAAGGGGCGGGTTATAACCCACAACAGCAAGCTATTAACTTATTCGGTGCGGGTAATGTTCCTGCTTCCTATGCTGATGCAGCTCGTCGACAGCAAGGTTCTTTGTATGGTCAAGGTGCGTCAGGTGGCTTAGAGAGCTTCATGGAAGGACAGAAGCAAGCCAATGAGTTACGTCAGATTCAAACAGAAGGTATGCTTACCGCCGCTACTGGGTACGTAAACCCCATTACTGGCGAACGCGCTCCTGGTCTCGTAGATTCTTTCTTAGGTCTCTTTTAAAATAGGATATTAATATAATGGCACAACAAGATTACGCAGGTTTGCTTACAGGTTTAGACACTAGACCTAGAAACCCTATGCAGGGGTTAGACAGAGAAGGCCGTATGGCTCAAAGAGCGCAGGGGTTTGCTAATAGAATGACAGGTGGTATGTTACAGGCCGCAGGTCAAGACTCACGCACACCACAGCAACAGGCTAATGCAGCCATTGGTTCTCTTAAACTAGAAACCGATGACCCAGTAGAGCAACAAGCTAATATAGAAGCTGTACGGAAAGTTGACGCTACAAGAGCGCAAATGCTGGCGTCAATGTACGATAAAAGAAATAAAGAAAGAGCTGCAACAGCTAAAGAAGATACACGCGCTGACGCAAGGTTGAAGATAGCCGAAGAAACTTTAAAGATGAAAAAGGCCGCTACTGAACGTGAGCTTGGCCAAGCAGACGCAGTGCTTGCACAACACGGCGTGTCTCGTGCGCTCTTTGCTCAACAAGCCAGAGACAACAATAACGAACCACTTGCTGAGGCAATTGAAACAGGTGGAGTA